TGGCCGCTGCTATTACGGCTGGTTTAGTAAACGTTAAAAAGATTGCATCTCAACAGTTTCAAACAAGTGGAACAACGCCAAGTGGCGGTTCAAACGCACCAACTGGAGCAGCTCCTATGACTGCGAATTTTAATACAATCGGATCGAGCGGAATAAATCAGTTAGCGCAATTACAACAAACGCCTACACAAGCTTACGTAGTTAGTGGCGAGGTAACAAGCGCACAAGCCTTAGACCGAAATAGAGTACAAAACGCTACATTATAAGTTTAATAGTTATGGCAAAAGTTGAAATAATAGAACTACTAATAGACGACACAAAATTAGAAGCTGGTATTAATGCGGTTTCAGTTGTTGAAAGTCCAGCGATTGAAGAAAACTTTATAGCGTTAAAAAAGCACGAAGTTGAACTAAAAGAAGTAGATGCGGAAAAACGTATTTTGATGGGTGCGGCTTTAGTGCCTAATAAACAAATTTACCGTAGAAACAAGGACAAAGAATTCTATATTTACTTCAGTGAGGACACGGTACGCAAAGCAAGTGAATTGTTTTTGATGCGCTCAAATCAAAACAACGCTACCTACGAACACGAACGCAAAATACTTGACGGAATGAGTGTAGTTGAAAGCTGGATAATTGAAGACGAAAAGACGGATAAAAGCCGATTATATAACTTTAATTTACCAAAGGGAACTTGGATGATTTCAATGAAAGTAAACAACGACGATGTTTGGCAAAAGGTAAAAGACGGCGAAGTAAAAGGATTTAGTATTGAAGGACACTTTGTAGACAAGTACGAAATGAGTTTACAACAAAACGAAGAAGACGAAATAATAGCATTCCTAAAAGAAATACTGGATACTAAATTAGAAACGTATAACGACTATCCGAAAGAAGCAAGCGAAAACGCGAAGATAGCATTACGCTACGCTGAAGAAAACGGTTGGGGTGACTGCGGTACGCCCGTAGGAAAAGCACGTGCTAATCAACTTGCAAACGGCGAAAATATAAGTAGAGAAACTATTTCTCGAATGGCTTCATTTGCACGCCACAAAGAAAATTCACAAAAGGAATTAGGGGACGGCTGCGGACGTTTAATGTGGTTAAGTTGGGGAGGAGATGCAGGCATTGAGTGGGCGCAAAGAAAATTAGAACAAATAGATAATAAATAGAATATGAAAAAAATGAATAACATTTTAAAAATGATTTCGCAAATGGATGCGAATGCTAACGAAGTAAAGTTAGCAAAACACGAAGTTCAATTAAGCGCTTTCGATAATTTAGAAAAAAAGTTTAAAGATGTTAATTTAGAATTGTCTAATTTTTTAGATAAAGAAATAACTGAAATAAATAATGTAATATCAAGAAGTTCAAATATCAAAACTATTATAGACCAATATAAGCCTTTACAAGACGAAATGGAAAAGTTAAGTAAAATGATAAAGGAATTAGGGCTTGGAGATACATTTACTCATAACGCTTTTGCAATTAGTGTTAACGCAAATAATAGAATTAAAAATTATAATAAGCATTTAACTGATACGGTTCAAAAATTAGAATCAGCAAGAAGTAATTTTAAAATGATTGGTATTCCTGACGCTATCAAAAACAAATAAATGAGAACAGCAAGTAAAGTTAGTCCGCGTGGTGGTAAACGTGGGTGCCTATGTAAAGACGGAAAATACCACAAAGATTGTTGTGACGGTAGTTTAGAAGCGCAAGGAATAGGTAAAACAGCCAGCGTAACGCCTCAAAATGTAACGATAACAGATAACAACGGAGTACGCACGATAGTACGTCAAAACGGCTAAAAAAGGAACAAGTAAAAATTTTAAAAGTTAATAAGTTATGAATACACTAAAAACAGTTTTCGGAAAACTATTCAAAGAAGAAACACAATTGGCTTCGCACGAAGTTGAATTAGGAGCTATTGACGATTTGCAAAACAAATACAAAGCTATTGCAAGTAAAGCACCTAAAATAAAAGAATTGTTATTGTCAAATGCAACTGAATTAAGAAAAGTTGTAAAAGAATTAAATGATTTGCAAAGTGATTCTCAAAAATTAGTTGAGATGGCTAAATTTTTAGGAGCTGATTCAGTAGAAAAAACAGCCGCACAATTATTTGAAACTACTGGAAATTTAGCAAGTTCTTGGGGTTCTTTAGCAATTAACATTGAACAATCAGTAAAGAAAATATAAATAAATAAAAATGAAAAATAGCCTAATCAATCAAATCAAAACTTTACTTGGAATGGAAGTAAAACTTGAACAAATGAAACTAATGGATGGCGTAACAGTTCTTGAAGCTGATATGTTTGAAGCTGGTAACGAAATATTCGTAGTAACGGAAGACGAACAAAAAATACCCGTGCCAGTAGGAGAATACGAAATGGAAGACGGTCGTATGTTAATCGTTGTTGAAGAAGGAATTATTTCCGAAATTAAAGAAAAGGTTGAAGAAGAAGAAGTAGAAGTTGAAGAACCTATCGAAGAAGAAGCGAAAAAAGAACAAGAAATGGAAACAGCTAAAAGCGCTCCTAAAAAAGTAGTTGAAAGCACAATCAAAGAAAGTTTCTTTTCGGAAATTGAAGCGTTAAAAAAAGAGAACGAAACGCTAAAAGCTGAATTAAGCAAATTGAACGAGGTTAAAGAAGTTGAACTATCTGAAGAAGTTAAACCAATTTCTTTTAACCCTGAAAACGAAAACAAAGTTGAGTCTATAAAATTTGCGTCTAAAAGACCACGCACAATTATGGATTCAGTTTTAAACAAACTAAATAAGTAATAATTTAAAAAACAAAAAAAATGAGTACAACATTAACAAGTATCTCAAATGATTCTTTACGTCAAGTAGGTGTAATTGAAACATTGACAGGTGCAACAACTTTAACTGCTGAAGATAGCGGTAAAGTATTTATCTTAAACGCTGCTGCTGGAGCGCAAATTACACTACCAGCGGTTGCTGATGGCGCTGGACAATCTTACAAGTTTGTAGTGGGTGGATTATTTGCAACAACTGCTTGGACTATTAAAGCGGCTACAAACAAAATTCAAGGTGGTGTTATCGTGAATAGCGTTAACGTACCTGGTGCTGATGAAAACACGATTACGTTTTCGGCTTCTAATGACACAATCGGAGATTTCGTTGAATTAGTAGGTGACGGAACAAACTGGTATGTTTTCGGATTGGGAACTGCTTCTGGAGCAATTACTTTAACCGTAGTATAAATAAAATAAAAAACTAAATAAAAATGGAAAAAATTAACCTATCAACTACTCAAAGCATTACTACAACGTATGCTGGTGAGTTCGCTGGAAAATATATCGCTGCGGCTTTGTTAAGCGCTCCAACCTTGGAGAAAGGCGGTATTACTATTATGCCTAACGTGAAATATAAGCAGGTAATTAAGCGTGTCAGTACAGATGACATCATCAAAAATGCGACGTGCGATTTCGACCCTACGTCAACAGTTACTTTAACTGAAAAAATTCTTCAACCTGAATCTTTTCAAGTTAACTTACAATTGTGTAAATCTGATTTTAGACAAGATTGGGATGCAATTCAAATGGGATATTCTGCATTCGACGTTTTGCCAAAATCATTTGCTGATTTCTTAATCGCTCACGCTGCTGAAAAAGTTGCTGCTGGGATGGAAACTTCTATTTGGAGAGGTGTTAACGCAACTGCTGGACAATTCGCTGGTTTAATGACACAATTAACTACTGACGCTGCTTTACCAGCTGCTCAAGAAATTGCTGGTACTACTGTTGACGCTACTAACGTTGTTGCTCAATTAGGTTCAATCGTTGACGCTTTGCCAGCTGCATTGTACGGTAAAGAAGATTTAACTTTGTATGTTTCTAATAACATTTATAGAGCTTACGTTCGTGCTTTGGGTGGCTTCGCTGCTTCAGGAGTAGGAGCTAACGGTTATGACAACAAAGGAACAAACCAAGTATTAAATGACTTGTATTTCGATGGTGTTAAAATATTCTTAGCTAACGGACTTGCTGCCAATACTGCGTTACTTTCTCAAACTTCTAACTTGTACTTTGCGACTGGTTTAATGAATGATATGAACGAAGTTAAAGTTATTGATATGGGTGATATTGACGGTTCGCAAAATGTACGCGTAGTAATGCGATTTACTGCGGATGCGAAATACGGTTTTGCTTCTGACTTAGTTACTTACGGAATCGTTAACTCGGCTAACTAAAAAACATAAACTATAATAAAGGGTGGTGCAATATACACCACCTTTTTTTTTGTTAAACTTTAAAAAATAATAAAATGAGCTGTGATATAACAAATGGTAGAATAGAACAATGTAAAGATTCCGTTTCGGGATTGAAAGCAATTTACTTCATTAACTACGATGACTTAAATTCCGACGATGTTACGTACGACGCTACGGACACGGACTTAATAAATGACTGGACGCCTATTGGAACTGGTGCTTTACAGTTGTATAAGTACGAATTAAAAGGTGCTAATAGTTTTGAAACTACAATCAATTCAAGCCGCGATAACGGTACTACTTTCTTTCAACAAACACTTACTATTCAATTAAAAAGACAAGACGTTACAACGCATAAAAACGTAAAACTACTTGCTTACGGACGTCCGAGAATAGTTGTAAGAACAATGACTGACCAATTCTTTTTGATGGGACTTACACAAGGTGCTGATGTTACTGCGGGGACTGTATCGAGTGGTAGTGCCTTAGGTGATTTTAATGGTTATAATTTGACTTTCGAAGCGATGGAAGTTTCACCTGCTAATTTCCTTGACATTACTGACGAAGCTGGTTTAAAAACTTTGTTTGAAGACGGTACAGGAACGGACGCACAAATAGTTACTGCTTAATTTCTTTCTTCTATATACTTGCGCAAAAGACACTTACTTCGGTAGGTGTTTTTTGTTTAAGCACAAAATCGTACTTTTGACGTTTATAATATATGATTATTCTAACTACTTCTACAAATGACCAAGACTTTGTGTTTATACCACGAAATAAAGTTTTTGATTACGTAGCAATTACGGACGATCAAACGAACGTAACAACTGAAATAACTGGTTACACTTACACACAAGGGGAATATTACGATACGTTTGAAGCTGAATTTAATTTAGTAGAAAATCATTTTTACGATTTGGTATTTATTAACGGTGCTACGGTAGTTTATAAGGATAGGATATTTTGTACTAATCAAAGTGTTTCGAGTTTTTCAGTAAACAAAAACCAATATACTGCTAATAGTACCACAAATGAATTTATAGTTTATGAGTAATATACACGTTTTAGAATTAAGTTCTTATACAACGCCCGTAATTCAAGAGTCGAAAAGAGACGCTTGGGTTGAGTTTGGCGAAGATAATAATTACTTTCAGTTTATCATTGATAGGTACGTTAATTCAACTACTAATAGCTCGGTAATAAACAACGTTAATAGATTAATTTACGGTCGTGGGTTGAGTGCGTTAGATGCAAGTAAAAAGCCAAATGAGTACGCTCAAATGATGGCTTTATTTCATGCTGATTGTATTCGTAAAATAGTACTGGATAGAAAAATGTTTGGTCAATTTGCAATGCAAATACATTATTCACAAGACCACAAAAGAATTTTAAAAGCATATCATATACCAGTGAATTTATTACGTGCTGAAAAGTGTAATAAGGACGGTGAAATAGAAGGTTATTATTATTCAGATAATTGGTTGGACGTAAAAAAATACGCACCTAAAAGAATACCAGCTTTCGGATATTCAAACGAACAAATAGAAATTCTTTATTCAAAGCCGTATGCGGTTGGAATGAAATATTACGCTTTGCCTGATTATCAGGGAGGGTTACCGTATGCAAAGTTAGAAGAAGAAATTGCTGATTACCTAATTAATGAAGTTCAAAAAGGCTTCGCTGGACGGGTTGTAATTAACTTTAATAATGGCGTTCCAACTGAAGAACAACAACAAATTATTACGGGAAAAGTAAAAAGTCAATTAACTGGGCCGCGTGGCGAAAAGGTTATTATAGGATTTAATAATAACCAAGAAAGCAAAACAACGGTTGACACAATGCCAGTTAACGATGCTCCAGACTTGTATAATTCATTAAGTGAGGAATGCGTAAAGAAAATTATGTTAGCGCATAACGTTACTTCGCCGCTTCTTTTCGGTTTAGGTTCGGCTAATGGTTTTAGTTCAAACGCTGATGAATTAAAAAACGCTTCTATTTTGTTTGACAATATGGTTATTAAACCTATTCAAGACCAAATAATAGATGCCTTTGATAAAATTTTAGCATTTAACAGTGTTTCTTTGAAGTTATTCTTTAAAACGTTACAACCTTTGGAGTTCGTAGATTTAGAAAACGCACAAAACGAAGAGCAAGTTGCTGAAGAAACAGGAACGGAACTAAGTAAAGATTTTAAGATAGCTGAAGCGTTAATTAATTTAGGCGAAGACGAACCCGAAAACTCGATTCTAATAGACGAATACGAAGTAGATTATGATTCGGACGACAAAGAGAATGAAACGCTTTCTAAAGAGCCTAAACAATCGTTTTTAAGCAAAATAGTAAACTTAGTTTCAACGGGCGACAATAGACCTAATATTTCAAGTAAGCAAGACGAAGTAATTGAAGGTATTAAATTCATTACAAGATACGTTTATGCTGGTAAAACAAGCGCTGATAGTCGTGAATTTTGTAATAGAATGATAGCGGCTAATAAGATTTACCGTAAAGAAGATATTATTAAAATGGGTTCTGAAGTAGTAAACAAAGGTTGGGGACCACGTGGTGCAGATACATATTCAATTTGGTTCTATAAAGGTGGTGGTAATTGTAACCACCGTTGGAATAAACGTGTTTACGCTACATTTAGCGGTAAAGCAATTGACGTTAATAGTAAAGAGTTAAAACAAGTTGCGGTACGTAAAGCTGAAAAGTTAGGGTACGTCGTAAAGAATGATTCTAAAGTAAGTCAATTACCTAAGGATATGCCAAATAACGGATTTTTACCAACTAATAAAATATACGGGGAATAATGGCAGAAGCTTTACTCATAACACGACAAGACGTTGTTAAGTTCACTGCAATGAACGGCAACGTGGACACTGACAATTTTATTCAGTACGTCAAAATAGCGCAAGACATTCACATTCAAAATTACTTAGGTACTGATTTACTTGAAAAACTAAAATCTGAAATTATTTTAGCGGCTTCAGGAATACCGACAGCAATTACAATAAGCAACCAAGGAACGGGATACACTACAGGAACTGCTATAAATACAACAAGCGCAACGGGAACGGGTCTAAAATTAAATATTACTGCGGCTGGTGGTTTAATTACTGCGGCTACAATTGACACGGCGGGTACGGGTTACACGGTAGGAGGTACGGCAACGGTAACGGGCGGCACAAATGGAGCGGTTACAATAAGTTCAATTTACACAATACCAACTGATTACAATAATCTTTTAGTTAACTATGTAAAACAAATGCTTATACACTGGGCAATGGTTGAATATTTACCCTTTGCGGCTTATACAATAGCGAATAAAGGGGTGTACAAACACAATTCGGAAAACGCTACTAATGTAGAAAAAGTAGAAATTGATTTCTTAATAGAAAAAGAGCGTTCTATTGCACAACATTACACTGAAAGGTTTATAGATTATATAAGCTTCAACAATGATTTATTTCCTGAATATAATAGTAATTCAAACGGGGATATGTACCCCGATACAAATAATAATTACACTGGCTGGTATTTATGAAGAACTACAAACCAAAAGACGAAAACATAAAGAAATTATTAACGTATTTAAGTAAGCAAAATGGCAAACGTAAAGATAAGTCAATTAACGGCGAAAGGAAGTAATTTAGTTGCTTCGGATAGGTTCGCAATTGCTGAAGATGCTGGAGGCGGAACGTTTGCAAGTAAATACATTACGGGAGCTGAAATAGTAACTAAAAATATTAACACTTATTCGAGTACGTTAAACAATTTAGTTTTAGCCGATGCGAATAAAATCATTAAAGTAGATAATAATTCTGCTAACGATTTAAGAATACCAACAAACACAAG